TTAATTCAACGCTACCCAATCAGAAGAAGTAAGTCCTGTAGCTTTATACCATATTTTATTCGTAGTATCTAAAATTTCCTCGCCAACGAAAAAAGGCGTCACTGAACCTATCGGACTAGAACCAGTGGTTTTATTACCAACTTGTCCTAAAGGTACCCACATTCCTGGAGAACCACCTGCAATACATTCCCATCCAAAAACATTGCCTGCCGTTGGTGCATTGTTTAACACAATGTCTCCTCTTTTATATGTTCCAGTTGTCGGGGCTTTGTCTCCCTTGTAAACATGAGCCTCCGTAATGAATGAGATTTGGTTTCTGGCATTAACTACGTTTTCAAATTTGTTATTTTCGTCAATCACTTTTCCAGTCGTAACCCGATAAGCTCCTTGATTTATCATGTTTTTAAATGTAGAGTTTTTGACAATAAAAAAGTTGTCAACATCATCATTAAAAAACCCTCGACAATTAGCTCCACCCGAACCATCGAACATACAACTGTCGATTATCACAGTTTTTCCAATTTCAGGGTTCCTGATTGCATCATAAACTCCACCAGCTTTCCCCCAATTAGTGAATGAACAATTATTAAAATTCGTATTAGCTTTCGTAAGGATTGCTTGATTATCATAACTATCAAATAAACATTCGGAAAATACGACTAAATCTTTTTCTGTTCCAGTATTATAGATGTTAATATATCCAGTGCCATCACCAACAAATGTACATTTATCAAAATACACTGTTGCTTGGAAATTTTGTAACCACAATGGATAGACACATTTATCAAACTGGCAAGACTCAAAGTATAGTCTATCTGATGAGCCGGTAGATACTAATGATTGCATAACTACGCCACGATTGTAACCATATGCAAACGCTCTTAGAATAGTCCCGAAATCAACTCTACCAAACCAAAAAGCATAAGCGTAATTTTTAATCCATCCATACACATTCGATTCAAATTCTTTTGATGTTCCAGCGTAAATATTGCGATTAAAATGGATGTCTGTAATCTTAGGAACATCCCGACATGCATCCAATTTTAACCCTCTGTATAATGGTGTACCGATAATATCTTTTAATGTGATAGAACTTGCGCTATGCAAAACAGTACCTAAACCATCTTCTACACCGAAATCCATACCAATATATGCATTACCTAAGTTGACACGTTCAATGATTGCATAATATCCATTGCCGTATAATGTTGGAGGGTAGGCTTTTGGACTTCCATTATTAGCTGTTAACTCTGCATTTGTGCGGACTTGTTCTGGATAATAGAAACCAACATCATACAATTTGCATTTTTGAGCTAGGAAATTGATGAAACCAGTTCCAGTTGTTGAATACACCAAGCACGTTGTATCATCACGCCCCATACCTTGAATTGTTATGGTTTTATTTATTGTAATGTTTGAACGACATTCAAACTCACCTTTAGGAAGTAGTACTGTTCCAAATTCTTCAACATTATCAACAGCAGCTTGAAAACAAGGAGAATAGTCATAACCAGTCGCTGTTACAATTTTTAATTCTTCATACTCTAATATACTGATTTTATCTTTTAGTTTCTTCGAGGTTTCAGCCAACTGCGTGGTAACATCTTGGTATTTTTGGTCTACTTTATCTAATCTATTTTTTAAAACTGTCTCTCCGCCACGGGCTTCTACTATTTCATTACTTGTTCTTGCCAACTGTGCATCAACTTTATCCATCCGTTTACCGATAGTATCAAAGTTTTGTCCATCGTAGCCGGACACTCTAGCATCTACTACCTCAGCTACACTCGGATTTTCGAGTGACATGTTTGCAATCTGCTCATCATATTTTTTCTCTAGGCTTTTTTGTTTTGTTTCAGTCTCTTTACTTCTTACGTCCGCATCATTTGCTATACTTCCTGCAGCTTCAATTCCACTTGCCAACGCTTCACGTACTTCTCTTCCATATATTTTAGTCCTTATATCATTTGCCAGTTGTTCAATGTTTTCCGGTATTGCCATCTTTTATGACCTCCTTGTTTTGACTTACTTTGATGACTAATTGTTCACTTAATTCTTTGATTTTCTGTGCCAATTCGCTTATTTTAGGCATTGTTCACACCTTCTAGTGCTTCAATCCTCGCAACTAAATCATCCAAATCGACCTCATTTACGACTGTAATTTTGTTTAATTTCACTTTATCAGTCGCTGTCATGAGTCCATCAGTTGTGGTTGTAACTGGACCATAGTCTGGTATTTCGTCAATAGCATCATTTAGGTTTGTAATCGCTGTTTGCAAGTCTATAACAGCTTGTTCCAGTGCAGGTATATCGTTTTCAGTTAAAGCCTGTTGCACTTCTTGTACAGCGTTATCAACGGCTGTTAATTCGGTTTTTAAAGCAGCAATGGTTTGGGATTGACGGCTAACGGTATTTTGTAGGTCAACCACTTGCTTTACTGATTTATTGGCATCCGATTGGTATTCGGACAGCGTTTTAAACTTATCACCGATAGTTAAATCACTGTTCTGTGGCTCGTTAATATTAATGGACTTACCAATAATCCGTAACCTTTCATCAATCCCCATAACCGGGTTTATCACAGGATAAGAGTTACCGACATCTAAATAGTCAATGTCTAAGCCAATTAAAAATAAATCTAATGCTGCTATTTTATATTGGTTTAGTGATGTTTTTTGACTTGATAAATATGTTCGTCCTTTACTTAACAAATTGTTTGGATCCGTTACATCATCCCAAGTAACGGAACCGCCTTGAATTCCAAACTCAGCAATTAAATCTTCCCTATCAATATAAGGAATGCCATTATTCACTGTTTCAATCGTCAATCTAGCTTCTGAAGCGCCTGTTGCAGTTTCGTCTTCTGATTGAATTCGTGTACCCAATGGCGTTAACCTTGTTACAATCTCAGTCGGATCAACGTCCACACTCATACTAATTAAATTTTTAGCAAGTCTAATTTCAGTATCTTTTTGTTCACCTACTTCAACTAGATAATCTAAAAAGCGAACCCCGTTTTCCTTACGAATTTGGAGTTCGCCACCTAATCGATCTAAAAGTTTATCTTTGATTGTTTCATATGTGTCCTGTTCAGCTGACGTATAAACATAAATATAATCGTTTGGGTCCTCAACCGTAACATTACCAACATAAAACTTCTTATAATCTTCAACCTGGCTATTATGATAGTTTAGAATGTCAGTTAATAATTCTAACGGACTACCTCTAAATTCTCGGTGTTTTTGTTGGGAATCATGCAAGTAACCAAGTTCTCCCTCACACTCATAAGATTCGTCAAATAAGCCACTCGAATCCATATTTTTAGATGGACCTAAAACACGACCTTCAAAGTCATATTTACCTGTCTTTAAATTAAGGACATTAATCAGTGTCTTTAATGGTTTAATCTTTCCGTATGCAGGGTTGTTAAGGTAAAAAGAAAAATTAAATGAATCTATTTTATTAATTTCCCTTTTAATGGTTCCAGATGATAGTTTTAAATCATTTACATAAGGGCTGTGGACGACTGTTTCAACTCCGTCATTTATAATTGTTACTTTGTACAAACTAGATCAACTCCTTAAAAAATTTAAAGGAGATTGTACCATTGCCGATTATTTTTATTGCATTTTCTCCACTTCTTAGCATAAAGTCTTCATCTTTTGTTATTCCGGGTACAATTGTGTAGGATATACCATCTTTTATAATTGTCATTTGACTGGAACAAGTTATTTCTGGAATCACATCAGGTACCCCAGCGTTTATTAGTGTAACTTCTATATTACCACTGACTTCAAAATCAACTATTTGCGCAACGTCTAACTCAAAATTAAAACTATCCCAGATATCGTTCCCTTCTGGTAATTCAGCTATCATAAACGGATAAGCCTTAAATGTTACCGTCAATATTCCATCTGCCCAGTTCTCAGAAAACGATGTACTTCCTTCAATTTCGGCTAAAAAATAATAGCCTGGATATGCATCATCATATAATGGTTGCTTTCCATGACTATTCATGAGCCAATTGAGTATTTTTGTTTTCTTGGTAATCATTCGCTCTTTTGTCGCATCTTGAATATTAAAAGGATATTTTAATGTTCTTGGCTCATATGTCTGTGACCCATAAATTTCACTAAAATCGAACTCTTCATTAGAAAATGGTATACTGACAAGAATTTTCTTCTTGTTTGGGATTCCAATTTCACGTCCCGGAGCCATTGTTATACCTAAATCACTATAGGAATGCTTGCCTAAATATTTAATACCATACATCACGTAGCAAGCCCCCTGTCAATCCTTCTAATTTTTACTCCACCTTCTTGGTCAGAAACATCACCAATGACCTGCCCTAATACTTTATCATTTAACATCAGTACAATTGGTCTATTCGATTGGTTCGAATTCATTGTTGCAGCTATACCTCTACCAATCGCACCTAACGTCTCATCATTTAAAGGTAAAATGGCCTCAGGTCCAGCTTCACCGCCAACCATTGCATTTCTGCCATTGAAACCAAATAGAGTTGGAGTTGTCATAATACCGCCATCCGCATACCAGTCTACGCTTAATTTTGGTACAGATGGTGGCTTTAGGCTAAATTCACCTTTCAAACTAAAATGAGGTAGTTTTGGCATTTCTATTTTTGGCAACTTCAATTTCAAACCCGAAAAAAAACCTTTAATATTATCAACAATTTCGCCAATTTTATCTCGAGCTTTTTGAATTGGTGATAAGATTTTTTCTTTAGCTTTTTCCATCACTTGCCCTGCTTTATCACGTAACTCGTTAAATTTATTTACTGCCCCGTCTTTGAGTTCGTTTACTTTATTTACAAATCCATTTTTCAATTCAGTTATTTTATTTACAACATTATCTTTCAATTCTCCAGCTTTTGCCTTAATAGTGTCCCAGTTTTGCCATAACAAGACACCTATTGCAATCAGTGCACCAATAGCAACAACTACTATTCCAATTGGACTAGTTAAAAAAGCCATTGTTGCTCCTAGTACTTTCCCTGCTGCATCCATTGCATACATACTAACAATTGCTATGGTTTCAGCTGCACTTTTAGCGTGTAAAGCTAAAGTATATATGCCAAATGCCGCGGCAGCACCTGTAATTCCAGCTACAAGTGGTAGAATCGCGTTTAAAAAGTTTGATGCATCTGTTGCTAATTTGTTAAAGTCAATGGCTAGAACGTCATCTTTCAATTCTCCCATCTTTTGTACGAAGGTATCAAAAACACCACTCTCACTAACCTTGTCAAAAAAGCCTTGAACCTTATCAGAGATTTCTTGAAAAACATCACGCAATGAAGTAAAGGCTGTGGAACTCGTAATGTCATCTTTTAGATTCCCCAGCCATCCTTGAAAATCTTGCACTTTTTGTCCGGCTGTTTGTAGCCAACCTGTGACATTTTGAAGGCCTGCAACTGCAGTACCTAAAATAGGTTCCCCTACAACTGCCTTAAAATCTGTCCAGGCTTGTTTTAAGTTACCTAACTGATTTTCATAACCATCAGATTCTCGACTCGCTTGTCCGGTTGCTCCTGCGGCTTCTTGCATCGCTTGGGCAAATTGTAGACGCGCTACTTGTTTGCCGGCTTCATCTAAGTTATTCCAGTCTAAGCCTAGATTTTTAGCCGCCCAAGAAGCCATTTGCGTTTCATTTGCAAATAGTCCGATGGCTTCACCGCCTTCATAGTTACCTTTTATGAACGAATTTAAAGCACTATTAGCATTTTCATAACTCATGTCATAAAAGGCGGCTGCATCTGCTGCCATTGTTACTGCTGTCTTAGCTTGTGTCATGGCTTCTTCTGTGCTTAATCCTAAGCCTTTAAACATAGATGTAGCACTGGTAAATGATGGTTTAATTCTGTTCGGCAACATACCAAACTCTTTTGCCATTCCATCAATTGTATCTTGAGCTTGATCGCCAACATTACCAAATACTTGGTCAAATTGTGCTTGTATAGCCTTCGCGCTTGCCGCAGCTTCGATAGATGCTTTACCAAAATTAACTAATTTATCAACTGCAAAATAAGTTCCTATTGCAATAGCGGCTTTTTTGAAAAAACCTGTAATTTTGCTACCTGCGTCTTTGGCTTTACCAACAGTACTATCTATACCTTTTTCTGCGTTAGATGTATCGACACCTATTGTTCCAAAAAGCTTAAAGATCTCATTCATTTGCGTTCTCACCGCCTTTGTTAACAGGCTTGATAAACTTCATGGCATTATTGATGGCCGCTTGTTCTTCCTCTTTGCTTAATAGCTTGTTCTTTGGCCTATACATATCTTTATAATGTTCCTTTTTAAAATCAGGAAAACTCTTTTTACTATACTTGTGTAACCACGTTTCCCAAAGGCTGTCCTCTACATCCTTATCAAATAAATACAAAATAAAATCCGCTAGGCTTGCTAAGGAATACGTTTTTAGCAAGGATAACGGATCTCCATATCTCTTAAACAATATATCTTTCAGTTTGAATTCCATGTTTTCATTTTGATTTACAGTAAGGAGGCGATAGATGTAAAAAAATCCTTTAGTTCAGGTTTTTTGAAGAAATTTATTAACAAAGTCGTATAATCTTTTAATCCTAGTTCTTTAATTTCTTTCGTGTTTACACCACATAGATCTGCAAGCAATGTATTAATATCATCCTTTACGGTACCAATATTTTTTAGAACGGTTTGAAGTAAATTGGCTGCCGCCTCCATACCTCTTTTTTCGGCATCCGTTTCACTATTTGCACTTGCACCGCTGTTCTTTTCGAAAATTTTTATAAAATCATCTTTGATATCTAATTTTCCAACAATTGAAAGAAGTGTGAACAAATCGTCACCCCTCAACTCTCGCATTTCATGTACCATACATTAGTTCCTCCTTATGCACCAGTTGTTGTTTCACCAGGATACAAGATTCTCCACGGGAATTTTTCAGCTTCTAATTGTTCAGGAGTTGCATGTGCTTCATATGTTTGTTCTACGACGGCCTCGTTATTGTCTTCCGTACCTAATTCAAGGCCTGAAGTGCATAACACGTTATCAAGAATAGCGATAATCGGCTTGTTTGTTCCGCTTAACCGACCAACAACAGCCATATTCGTAATATAATCATCATCATCAACATTTAGCTTTGATTCAATCACTTTATATCCAGCAGGTGCCTCATCTGCTGCCGCATCTCTTATTGAACCATTCAAAGACTTACGAATGTTTTCTGCGGTTAGTTCTTTCATATTTGCAGTGATGGTTGCATTTGCAGATTCAAGAACCTTATTTCCTTTCACTTTCATTTTTGTTGCACCATCAATTTCAATATCTCGATAGGATTGTTCAATGGTTAATGTAACACCGCCTGCTGTCGCGCCCTGCAACGTGCCCGTAAAATCGCCACTAACACTGTCAAAAGTGACATTTGTATAAACAACGCCTGCGTCAATAATGTAATTCTTTGCGGTAGTGCTTGAATATCCCGATTTCTTTAATACCATTATTTATTCCTCCAATCTACCTTGCAGTAAATTTGTAAATTTCTCCGTTTAATCAAATCGTCACCGGTTGAAATCTTTGTTGAGCGCAAAAAATTGAAACGCATTAACAAGTCATCTGTTAGTATGATTAAATCTTTAAAATGTGCCCTTAGTTGTCCTTCAACAGTAAATATGTTCGTGTAGCTGGGACTGTTGTCGAAAATATCGACATCAATATCAAAGCCTTCAACATTTCTTTCTAATGATTCGGTATCAAAATCAAATGTCAGGTATGGATAAGTAACAGTTGATTTTCGATTTTTTTCATGATAGCTTTCCGGAGTAACTGCTCTAAACTGTTTTGTTAACTCTTGTACGAATTCAATCATTACCTTTAACCCCCTTGAAAGAGGTTTTAAATTTATCGCCGATTATTTTTATCACTTGCTTTTTATTACTTCTAAATGCCGGACGTAAAAATGGTTGTGGATCCATTCCCCAAGTAAAAAACCATTCGCCTGATGGGTCCTGATACACCCATCCGCCTTTTCTTCCGGCTCCGTTTTCCGCGAACTCACCAGTCCCATACTCTACATATATGGCATACATCAAAGGAGAACCGACTTGACCAACAATTTTTCCATTTTGTTCAAATACTTTATGATTGATTTTATCTCTTAATTCCGCGGTATTACCAACCGGCGCCAGTGCTTTGGCTTGTCCTTCAACTAAAAGGCAAGCACTTTCCATTGATTTTACTGCTGCAAGTTTTAATGCCTTCTTTACTACACTTGATTTATCCTCAAATTCCATCCAATACACCACCAAACTTACAATAGATTTCGTTATGATGATGTACTCCCATTGGATCATCACTATAGGTAATCGTATAGTAACGCTTATTTTCGTCCACTACGCGCATTTTGTCAGTTATTCCTACTGTAAATTCAGGAATAATTAAAAGGTGAGTTGATTGCTCAATGATGGCATTCTGGACGGAATTTAGGTCTGTACCTGTTACTAAATCTAGATATCCTTGAACTTCTTTAAACAATGTCCAGTCCTCAATATATCCGCCAATTCCATCATCAATTTGTGTCAATTGTTGTATTTGAAAAGTATTCATTAACCCCACCTCATTTTTTCATACTTCTTGAGGAAGGAAAGTAAAGCTGATGGATATCCGTCAGTGTTTTCGGTTGCTGTCATATCGTAATATGTGGTACTCATACGACTAATGGTTTCGGATTTGATACCTATTTTGCCGGCCATCTTTTTGTCGTACTCAATTAGTTTCTTAACACCTCGTTTTATATCTGGTGGGTACTTAACTAATGTGACCATTAAATTTTTATTGCCTAATTCATCAATAAATGGCTCACCTTGAACTTTTATTGTGTTCTCGAGTATTTCATCCACAACGAATAAACCATCGTTAAATGGCGAATAATTAACCTCTACGGTGTCGCCAATTCGAATGCCTTTAATATGTTCTTTAGTACGAATGGTGTTTGGCGCTTCGATAGAAACATGTTTAAACCGAACATATTTGTTTTGGAAACTATTGTTGGTTAACTCTCTTATACTAGATTCGAAGGCATCTAGGTCATCTTGAGTGATATTTGGATCAATGGATTGTGCTTCTTCAAGAGTAATAATCATTCCATCACCTCATTTCAAAAGAAAAAGAGGGATGTCGATTATCCCTCTTTCTTAGCTGGTTGTTTCTTAATCGTTGCTTTCTTATCTTCTTTTTCGACTTTTTTAAATCCCAACGCTTCTAATTGTCGCGCTTTCACCTCATTATCAGTATAACGAACAACATTTAAAAGCCTATACTCTGTCATTTCCATGTAACACTTCCTCCTTCTTATGCCTCAGGAGCCGCAGGTTTTGTATTAACAAAAATACTAGTTAATTTACTTGCCGGTACCCATAAATCATGATATTTGCGGTAGTCAATCTTCCAAGCGTCTGCTTTTTGGTTCACATCTGGTGCGAATGTACGAACTTTATCAGTTTTGCTGATTGCGATTGGCGCATCTTTGGTAGAAATTAACCAGTTAATATCTAATGCACCAGCTGCATTTGTGAAACCACCTGCTTCTTGTCCAGTAGTTGTTCCATCATAGAAAGTGAATGCTGTTTTTAATAGTTTACTTGGTGCTTTGACAATTGGATTGTCGTTAAAAGATTGAACTTCTGTAGACAAAGCGCCTTTTTGAAGCATAGTTTTTGATACATATTCTTTTGCATCTCTTCCTAATTGTGCTGCAACGATAGGATTCATTGTAATAATTACTTGTTTTGCACCGATAACATCCTCCATTGCTGCTAAATCGGCGAGTAACTCTTTAACAATTGTATCTGTATCTGGAGTTAATGCAAATTCACGTTTTTGACCAGCGCTAATTGCTAAAGAGGCGAGTTTGCTGTAACGATAAGCATCAATTTCAGGAATAACCATAGTCCGTTGGAATTCTCCCATTACTGTTCCTGCAGTTACAACAAAGTTAGTTTCATCTACATCCATTGCATCGATAGAGAATGAACGACCGCGATCTTGTGTAAGCGTGTATGTTTTCCATTCTAAAGTAACATCTCCACCAACAAAACCATTAGTACGGTCATAGTCTGCTAGACCATCCATGACAATGTTTGGCAGTTTAACTTCATTACCACCATTGTATTTTACTAGATTACTATTTAACTCCATCCATCCTGTTGTAGACTCTTGAACGACTTGTTTGTCTAAAGATGGTTGAAAAATTTTACTATATTCTAATGTATTTGGCATGTTGTATTTCCTCCCTTAATTATTCATTCTTGATTCCTAGTGCAGCTTCAAATGCTGCTGTTGCCTCTGCAGCTGGATCACTTGGTTTACCTTTGTCCAATTTGTTGTCAATCACTTGATATCCGGGCGCCCCGGGTTGTTGCTGATGTTGTTGACTTTCACCTGGTTTAGTCTCAAAAAATGATGGATTCGCTTCTTGCAAAGCCTTCACTTTATTGTCAAGGTCCTTGATATTGCCATCCTTGTCCACTTCGACATCACCTAATTTAAAAAGCATATAATCAACATCAGTTGCCCCTGCTTTTGTTAATGCCTCTTTCAAAGCAAATATCTTCTTTGTTTCAAGTGCTTCCTTTTCTAAGTTTTGAATTTTAGTTTCATAGTCTTGGATTTTCTTCTGTAAATCCTCATTGCTTTGGTTATTTTGCTTTAATTGATTAATCGTGTTGTTCGCTTCTTTAAGTTGATTGGCTTTGTCGTTATATTCACTTTTTGGCACCGCATTTTTTGGAAATTCCGCATTTATTTCGGCCATGGCTTTTTCAATATCAACCGTCCCGTCTTCTTTGCGGTATTTTTCTAGTATAGTTTTAATCCATTCCATTTATTTTCATCCTCCATTTATCCATAGCATGTTTATACAGGTCGCTGCCTGTTGGGATTGATTGGCTATACCCCCAATCAAGGTAAAATAAATAAGCCTTTTAATGACTTGCTTAGGTCAATAATTAAAAACTTACTCTTTCACCAGCCAAATGATTGATGTGTTCCAGTTCCCCTTCTGATAAAAGTTCATCACTATCTTGTTCTTGTGAGACTGCAGCATTAAATACTAATGGACCAACGACTTTTGGTTCGTTTAGTTTTTGTAATTCCTGACGAATCAACTTTAATTCATTAGCAATTGCTTTTGCGTATTTTTCTTCCAAGGTCTCACCGCCTTATGAAAATATAAAAATAGCAAACATTTATTGATTATCTTTACTATAAATCGCTTCATACCTCAATCCCCTTATCTTTTGCCCACTCTTTATAATTCTTATAGCTTCCAACCTCACCGGAGATATTATCCCGTCTAAGTGATGGAGAAATACCATTTACGACCGCTATAGTTGCACACCTGCAATTTATATCCTCTTTAGCTACACCAAACATTCGTGGCCCTTTTGCTTTATGACCGTTTATTTTAAAATATCCATTTACCGGAACCGTTTGACCATCCAGTTTTCTATGATTATGCCTGGTCTTTTTATCGAGTGTGGCCAACCATCTTTTTTCTATCCTTACACCGGCTCTTTTAGCTTCTTCATAGCTGCGTTGCTTAGTGGTTGATTGAACGCGGCCACCTTCAGTTCTGGCAATTCTCAGGGCTTGTTTATATGTTGCCTCTGTATGTTCGTTCACACGCTTTGCAACCTTTTGGTAACCGTCACCTCGTAAATATGCCATCTGTAATTCATCAGTTACCTTCTTAGCAAGTTCATCACGTCGCTCATATAAACGTTCGGAAAACGTCATCCCATCAATTTGTTTAAATACCAATTCGTTAATATATTCATTGTCAAGTATTGGAAAATTTAACTGTAAATTTGCTGCTCCTTCCAATGCGTACCAAACACCGTAATATCCGTTTTTGGCTTCTTTCTCGATAAATTCAAGGATAGCCTCTTGTACATCATTCGTTGTTTGAGACAAGATTTCGTCAATTGCTTCTGCAACAGCAAGTAATCGTTCAGCTTCTAACCGCCTTGAAAACGACAACATGTCATAATTATCGATATATGACTTTATCAGCTTTTTAATTTCAATCAATGCACTCTTATAAAACTTAAATAATTCACTATTTAATTCTTCATAATTCTTCTCAGACAATCGTTCCAGTTCCTGCTGCCACTTGTCCAGTTGTGACATTCGGTTCACCACCTAATGGATCCGTGTTAGTTGCTAACCCCGGTGTATAATCCTGTTCCTCGATAGCTTGTTGTACTTCTTCCCAGTCCAATTCAAATTGTTCGCAGATAAGTTTCAGGACAGATTCATCATCTAATCTGGCAGCAACACTTAAAATGGTTTCAATGATGACTTGTTTTGTTTCTGCTTCAATTTTGTCCTGTTCAACAAGGTCCTTTTCATTGACCATTGTTTCACGGACGATATTTACCGTAATGTCACTTGCTTTATATGCTGTTCCATAGCGGCGGTTTATATCGTCCACTATCATTTCATTAATCCATTTCAGCATGGCTCTGAGTCTTACTTCCGCCTTGTTTGCTTTCATGTCCAATAAGGCATATCGTGACTTAATAACTACGTTGGTGATATTGCCGTCGCCTACCTGAGAGCTGTCAAAACCCATGCCAAACTTGTAAATGGCATTTTTATCGATTTCTAACTTGGTTTTTCTCGCTTCGACCGGTATATCTACCGTCTGAATTTCAACACCGCCATCAGCACCCGTGCCGACAACTTTTTTTGCTTTGATATTTTGTTTTAGCTTAGATAGATCATCACCCATAAAACCTTTAACCACATATATGGCATCAGCAAAATCTTGTAGGTTATTAGATAAAAAGCACGCCATTAGATCATAGTCATCAATCAATGCCTTAATTGGCTCTAAATCTGTTTTCTCCTTACTGTTATTGGACAAACGATAAAAAGGGATCGTCCCATATGAACGCGATAAAAGTGTCCCATCACTTGCCTTTGCTACAACATGAGGGCGTGGGTTCATTTCTCGACTTTCATCAAATACAAACCTTTTGTTTTTGTCTGTAATATAAAATGTTACTTTCTCACTGTCCCAAACCTCTCCTACAGTAACCGTTTCGTTTTTACCCTCTCTGTAAATATCCTTGTCGTAATATCTAACTATAGCCTTCAATTGGTTATTGTCGTCATACACCGGGAATGTCCCTAAACTGTCAGATACCTGAAAACAAAGCCTGTCCTGTTCGTTTGTTCGAGCAAAGATATATTCATATCCTTTTTTGCTTGCTCCCTCGAGCGCTTCTTGTAAAAACACCTGAAAATCATCATCATAGTATTCTTCTAAATATGCTTTAAACTGATCATCATCAACTTCGACCTCAACCGGATTTGATAGCAGATATTGGACTTTTTGGTCAACTAACTCAGTAAAAAATGGATGTGGGATTTTAATGTTAGTAGCGTTTTTATCCTCTTGCACTACATCATTATCATCAATGTAAAAAATACGATTATTTAAGATATCATGTTTATATTCGTAGTAGCGTTCCCCTTCTCTCGCCTTTACCTTTGCGGGTGAAGCTTTATCAGTTTCAATTGCGCTTTTTAATGCCTGAGCAACGACTGTAGGATTGTCGCTAAGTAAATATTTGCTGTCCACTATCTCACCACCTTAATAAAGCCATTTGCTTTGTTTCATTTCATCTTCTAAGCTGTAACGTGTAGCATCAATACTATGGTTATTCTTATCTGGATAAGTTCCTTTAAGATTTCCGTTGCTGTCTTTTTCAATTTCATAAGTGCTAAATTCCCGGGCTGTATTCGGGCAGCGTTCCGGGTCAATGATGATTTCGTTTAAATCTTGTAACCACTTGATTCCATGTTCCACACTACCAGGGCCCTTCTTAGCACCAACTACCCTTAAACCTAAATCATTAAATTCAGATATGGTTCTTGGCTCTGCGGAATCAGCAGTAATCCAACCATTTAACTTGTTTATTTGCTTGATTTTTTCAACGGCTACACTATTTTTCAATCCAACTTGGTGAATTTCGGCAAAAATAAAAAGCCTTTTCCGGGCTTTATCATAGTAATTCTCTGTATAGTGTAAAGGATCTGCAGCAAAACCAAAGTCTAAGCCTCGTCTGATTTTGTCAAACCTAGCAATCTCTTCATCTGTAATTCTTCTTTGTGTAACGTTTGTGAATACTTCTGCACCTGTACCGGTAACAACCCCTAAATACTCATGCTCATATTTTTTCGGATTGGTTTTCTTTAAATGTTCAGCGTCGTTTATAAACTGTTCGCCTAGCCATTCTTTTGGCACTGTCCGATAGTCACTTGAATGTACTAACGTGTCTTTTCTTAATTTCTGCTGTTCAACTTCACTGTTAACCCAGTTATTTTGTGATTGTGGAGGGTTAAATGTGTAAAATACCTGAATATCAGGACCACCACGAACTAACGTTTGATTAATGGTTCGGATGTCTTGCATTCCTGTGAACTCATCAGCTTCTTCATACCAAATAAACTTGGCATATCCTCGACGGAATTTACTGGACTTAACTTTTTTAGGCTTGTCTGCACCTTTGAATATTATTTTTTGACCTGTTGGCTTATAAGTTATACTCAAAGGATTGAGTGATTCATGCCATAAGTGGGCTACTTCTAATTTATCAATGGCCCACAGCATTTGCTCATAAACGGATTCACGAAGTGTTTCTTTGACTTTACGTAGTATAACCGCATTGGCATCCGGATCCGCCATCATTCCCATTATTATTTCAACAGAAACAAATGATGATTTAGTAGAGCCACGTCCACCTTTTAACCAGTAATGGCTGTATTCCTTATTACGTATTGAATGATGAACGTTATAAAATGATGGTGCTATTAATTTAGTTAATTTAACTGCCATCATCATCACTTCTAGGAATGTCATCTATAATCTGGACAACCCCAACATCACCAGATAATTCTATTTTATCCTTAAACATTCCTAGATGCTTACCTAGTAGTTCCAATGCTCTTATCTTATCGTTTAGCTTTACTTCCCTTTCAACTCCACTACCGTTTTTTGTGGGTATTGTTTTAATTTTGACCGATTGGACAGCTGCCAAATCATCATCATTAGCATCTTCTCTAACTGTAGCATCCTCTGTATCAATTACGTCTATCGGGTTGATAAAAGCAATCCTTGCCAGTTCTTGTAATACCCTATCGGCGTTTATTCCTGTGCGTTTAGAGCGTTCGGCCATAGCCTTATCAATGCGCGCGCGAATTTCAGGTTTGTTCAGGTTTTCATTTCCAATCGAATATGCTGTATTTGGACTATAACCAGCTCTTATTGCTGCTTGTGTAGCGTTTAAATCGATTAAGTACTCTTCTACAAATCGTTTTTGTTTTGCTGTAAGTGCCATCTTTATCACCTCACTTTATTAAAAATAATAAAAACACCTAATAATTTTTAGGTGCTTTAAAATAATCCGTTCATATATGGGGAAAACTTCCTCCACGTCCTGCCTCCCATTTTAACATGCCGATTTTCGATTTTGGAAATTCGTCCCATCTGTGCCATTTGTGCCATTTGTATCAGCTAATTGTTCAACAATAGAATCCCTGAGTCTTTTGATATGAGAAGAAGAAAAACCCATATGTTGACCAATCCAGCGATAACTTTTTCCCTCGAGTAACCAATACAGCACTTCACTTTCACGTTCATCTTTTATACGTTCTATACGGTCCTGAATAATCTTTATCTCTCTTTCATAGCGTTCTATTCGTTTCCAACGTTTACTACGTCGAACGACTTCTTGAAATACCGGGTCACCACTCTGCCCATGTGCTTTTGGCAAAGAGGCTTCAACTCCATATTTTGCCGATAAATTTCCGCCTATTTGTTTAAGTGCTTCCCGTTCTAGTTTGATACTATTCAACATCCAGTGGTAATTCTTGAGAATCTCTTCAATCTCTCGTTTATTCATCAT